GCAGGGGCACAAGGTTACGGGCATGGCGGATGGTGGAACAACACCGAAAGGGTGCAGCACGCCGCCGCCACCGGGGTCGTAATCGTCAAGACCCGACTCAACTAGAAGGGAAACCCTCATGGCACACCGCGACATCGAGCAAGCCCTCGCGTGGGCGAACGCCGAAATACAGCACCCCACCCGCGATTGGCATGAACTTTGCCTCTCCTTCTGCCGATCGGCTTACGGCCTTGGGCCGATCAGTAGGGAGGCGATAGACCTCTGGCACAAGATCCCCCACCATCACAAGCACCAGGGACCGGCCGAGGCCGCGCCCCGAGGCGCGTTCGTCTATTTCGACTACCCCGGCGCCGGACACGTCACCCTCAAGGCCCGCCACACCCTCATATCCACGGACTACTGCCACCCCGGGAAGGTGTGCCACGCGCCCCTCGACCTCCCCGCCTGGAACGGGTCGCACTACTACCTGGGATGGTCCCTCTGGACCCCGGACGGGTTCCTCGACCAAATCTGACGGCGTGTCAATCCCTTGACCGGTCACACCTTCATGCCTACAATCCTGCCAAACAGAATCCCGGCGGGCGATAATCCGAGACTGCACATTATGTCCGTGTAGTCGGACGCCCGTCAGGATGAACACCATTCATTCGACGGGGAGGCACCATGGCAAGACTCACCGGCTACGCGAAAGCCGAAACACCGTTCGGGCCCATGGCCGGACGAACCAACATCGAAATCAGCGACGCAGGAACCGACTCCGTCACCGTCGCGTTCCGATGCGGCACCACACCGGTCGCGTTCACATGCGCCGGCGCTAACTACCTCAACCTCGTGCGGGCCATGATCGAGAAAGCCAGCCCCCACCATCAAGAGGAACTGAACGAACGCCTCACGGCCGTCCTCGAGGCGGTGGCGTGATGTCCGGGCCCCTAGTCCTCATCGCCCTCCTGGCGATCGTCACCGGCGTGGTCATCGGGTGGGAACTCGCCGACCGGCGCCTCGATCAGCGGGGGCAGTCATGAACTACATCCCCGACGACTACGAGCCCGTCGAGGACAGGATTCGCGCGTTCTACGCCGACCACCCCGCCGGACGGATCATCACCGACCTCATCAAACTAGACGGCGAGTCGGTGACGTTCCGCGCCGAGGTGTTCCGCGAACTCGACCCCGAACCGATGCCCGCGTCCACCGGCCACGCCCACGGCCTACTCGTGAAACCGAAGGCCGTCGAGTTCATCGAAACCGTGTCGATCGGTCGGGCTCTGGCGAACCTGGGCTACGCCAAGCAAGGCGCCCGCGCGTCCGCTGAGGAGATGCAGGCGTTCCAGGAGACACAAGCCCCCACGGGTCCACCTCCGAAGCCGAAGGTCGTCCGATCCGCACCCACCGCGCCACCCGAGGACGATTGGGCCACACCCGTCGACCCGGAGACCGGGGAAGCCGCCACGATGGCCGCGGCCGTCCAGACGGTCGTGGAGCAGATTCCCGGCTCGGAAGTCATCAGCGAAGGCGCCACCCATGACCGCAAGTTCGCGGCCCAATCCACCACCCCGACCGGCAAGTCCACACCCAAGCAACTCGGCTTCCTGAAACGACTCCTGAAGGACAACGACCCCTCGGTGGTCGATGACGACACGGCGCTGATCGCCGTGAACGACATTCTCGCCCAGGAATACCAACTCGGGCCCGTGGAGTCCCTCGAGGACCTCAACAAGCACAACGCCTCCAAGATCATCGACACGCTAAAGGCGGTCGCCGGATGAAGCCCCGCATGAAACGCAAGACGTGCCGCGAATGCGGATACCGCATGCTCGCCGTCGAAACCATTTGCCTCGCCTGCGAGGACCGAGCCGAACGCCAATACCAGGCGCTACTGGCCCTCGCCCAAGCCCGGGCAGGTCAATCATGACCGCCCCCCTATGCCACCACCCGTCCGGTTGTTCGGTCCCCGTCGAGACACCGGGCGGGTGGTGCTACACCCACAAAGCCGACCTCGAAGCCGAGAGGTACCGCGAGGAACTCCTCGAGCAGGAGATGAAACACATGATCGCGCAGCACTACCGGCACCAGGCGGCACGCCATGGCTAAAGAACCCAACGAGAAGGAAATCCAGGAGGCCGTGAACTCCGCCGGCCGGCTTGCCGCGTGCCTGCGCGACCTCGGCCACGGCGCCCCCACCCTCCTCGACGTCCTCGGCGCCGCGACCCTCGCCAACGTCGGGTTGACCAACCACGACAAGACGGCCGTAGCCGCCATGGCCTGGATCGCCAGCCTCGACGACGACGACACGTTCGAGGACGCCGTATGAGCGTCGCCGATCACCTGGCCCTCGTCCCACCATTCCGCACCGTCCGGCACGAGGTAGTGCCCATGGAGGAATGGGAAATCCTCCACGCCGCCCGCGTGGGATCGGAACGCCTCGTCGCGAACCTTGACCGCGGCAACGCGCCCCACTACCAGAACGACCGCATCGAATCCGATTGGATCGCCCAACCGGCCGCGGTGTTGTGTGAAGCAGCGGTCGCCAAACACGTCGGCGCCTACTACGACTGGAGCGCCTGGCGCAGCGCCCAGCACGACCGGCACGCCGCGAAGCCCGACATCGACGGCCTCGAGGTCAGGCGCCTACGCAACCCGAACCTCCTCGCCACCGTCCGCCGCCGCGACCTCGACAAGGACGTCGAAATAGCGCCCGCGTACGTGGATATGGCCGACCCACGCGAGGTAGTGGTCTACGGGTCGATCCTCGCGGAGGTCGCGTGGTCCCTCGGGCAAGCCCCCAAATGGGACCCGGTCAACGCCCGCCAGTTCCACGTCGAGCATTGCGTACCCCACAACCCCGGGGCGCCGTAATGCCCGCGGGTAGCGACCAGGCGCCCGACCTGGCTACGCCGCGACCCAGCAGGGGGCCCGCTAACACCGAGGCTCTAACCCCCGTCGCAGGGGCACAGCCCTACGACCCCAATGGGCGGGGATCACGCGGAGTAGATGCGGCCGGCAACGGCGAGGACTCGACGGAGGACCTATGCCCAACGGGCGGCGTTGGGCTCCCAGCACACCTAACAAATACACACAGGCCCGGCCCTGACCGGCCCCCCTCACGAAAGGCAACCACCATGCCAATCCACGCAACCACCAACGAAGTCATGCGCCAACTCCCCACCCACCTACGACCCAAACCCCTCAACATCGACGACCCCCTCGAACAACTCGCCGACAAAGGATGGAGCCCACGCGACATCGTCCAAGCCACCCTCGCCGACAACCCCAAACAACCAGGCCACGTCGTCTCATTCCTCCGAACCCTCATCCATCAACCAGCCCCAGCCAGCCCCACCCACACCTACGACCTCGGCCCCTGCCAACAAGACTGCGACCACGGCTGGATCAACGACACCACCACCACAACCACCCCATGCCCCACCTGCCGCCCCAACACCCACCGCCGCCTCACCCAACGCGAAACAGCCAGGGCTCGAGGCGCAAGCCACACCACCCTCGCCGGCATCATGACCAACGACCACCGCAAACTCGAGCCAGTCCCCCACACCACACCACACAACGGCTTATAGTCATGAGCAAGAAAGGCGACCCAAGACTCACCCAACGATGGGCCAAACTCCGCAAACAAATACTCGACGCCGACGACACCTGCCACATATGCCACGCCCCCGGCGCCGACACCGTCGACCACCTCCACCCCATCAGCCAAGGCGGCGACCCATACGACCCCACCACCCTCGCCCCCGCCCACAGAATCTGTAACTCGAGGCGCGGCGCACCGAAGCCCGGTTTTAAAGCCTCTCCCCTACTCCCGCGCCCCCAGCAGCGTTTGTTATCCCCAGAACGTCGCGTTTCACCGTGGTCTAGTCATAATGGACTAGATGAAGGGAGTTTCGATGAGTAGGCGTAGAGGTTTGCCGAGTTTGGCTGGGGAGGTCGGTGCGACCGATCCGGACCTCGAGTTCTTGCGGGGCATGTTGCGGGAGTTGGGGCGCCGGATCGAGGCGGAGGGTGATTCGTCGGTGGCGGCGACGTTGGCGAACACGTCGTTGAAGTACATGCAGTTGGTTCGGGACCTGCAGTCGGCCGACAAGGTTGACCAGACTCGGGACCTCATTAGTGAGTTGCGTGTTGTCAACTGATCCTCTGTTCGGGACTGCCCGCGACCCGGCTCGGGAGTCGTGGGGGGATCGGGTTGTGCGCCTGGCCGAGGGGCTGGGTGAACCGTTGTTCGATTGGCAGGCCGGCGTCGTCGACCAATGGTTGGAGCAGGAGGACGGCCGGCTCACGCGGTTGAATGCCGGGTTGATTGTGCCGCGCCGCAACGGGAAGTCGCACCTCCTCGCCTATCGCATCCTCGCGGGCCTGCTCCTGTTCGGTGAACGCCGCATCCTCTACACAGCCCATTCGGCGCAGTTGGCGAACGAGATGTTCCGGCAGATCCTCGGGCTCCTCGACCACGAGTTGGTGGCGGAGGCGATGCCGAGTAAGGCGTACCTGTCGGAGGGGCGTGAAAGGATTGACTTCGAGAACGGGTCTCGGTTCTGGGTGAGGTCCCGCCGGCATGGGGACACGGTTCGGGGCCTCGAGTCTGACTTGCTCATCATTGACGAGGCGATGTTCCTCGACAACGATCAACTGGCGGCGATGACGCCCCTGTTGGCGAAGGGCATTGCGCAGGGGCGGGGGCAGATGATCCTCACCTCCAGCGCTGGGGACCAGGCGGCTAAGACGTTGCAGCAGTTCGCGGAGAAGGGTCGGGCCGCGTCCGGCCGGGCGGACACCCCCATCAGTTGGCACGAATGGGCGGTCCTGCCCGGCGCAGACATCACCGATCGGGAGGTGTGGGCTCGGGCGAACCCGTCGTTGGGGGCGATCGTGCCCGAGCAGTACCTCGAGGGGCAGTTGGATTACCTCAGCCCGGAGGCGTTCGCCCGGGAGCATCTCGGGGTGTGGGGATCAACCAGGCGCCTTCCGGCTATCGAACCGGGTGCGTGGAATGCCCTCGGCGTGGAGGAGCCGCCGGAGACTGTGGGGGGCGCGTGGCTTGCCTACGACGTCGCCCCGACCCTGAACGCCGCGCGGGTGCTCCTGTTCCGCCCCACACCCCTGGGCAGAATCGCCGTGTCGTGCGAGGTCGCCATCGACGACGACTCCATACAACTCGAATCGTTCGCCGAGGAGGTGTTGGCGTTGTGCCGGAAGTATGAGCCGGAGGCGGTGGCGTTCTCCCGCCGCACCGGTGAGTTCATCGCCCGCAAGATCGACGCCGAGGGCTACACCACCCAGGCGCTGCCTCCGGCCATCTACGCGAACGCGTGCATGGCGCTGGAGTCGGCGGTGAACTCGGGGCAGATCGTCCACGACCAGCACCCGGCCGTGATCGAGGACCTGTCGCGGGCGGTCAGGAAACCATTCGCCGACGGGACCGGGTGGACGTTCGTGCGCGACTCCACCGCCGGCGGCCCGATCCCCGCCGCGATCGCCCTAGCCATGGGCTACTGGGTGGCCTCGGATGCGCTGGGTGGGGATATGGACATCCGCGTCTAACCGTTTGCTGCAACACGCCATGCAACAGTTGTCATGACGCCGTGTAATGCGTTACATTGTGGGCACGGCGGGGCCTGACAGAAAGGCCTGCCCACGTTGCGTAACCCGTTCCGTTCCTGGACTCGACGCAAGACCTACCTCGCCGCAGGTGGCGCCATCGGCGGCGTCATCGTTGGCACCGCCGCGTTCGCCATCGCCGCGGCCCTGACCGTCACCACCACAAACATCATCGCCGGCTCCGATGACATCGTGAACTGCGACTCGGACGGATTCACCGCCGCGCTGGGATCACCGTCATGGGACGCCACCTCCAGCGCCTACGTCGTCTCCGACGTCGTCATCTCGGGCCTGGACGTGACCGCGACCGGTTGCGCCGGCCAGGAACTCATCGTCGACATCGTTGACGGGTCGGGGAACTCCCTGGCGCAGGTCACCCACAGCATCGTCCTCGACACGGACCCCGGAACCCTCGCGATCGGCAGCAACGTGGATGCCGCAAGCATCGACACGGTCGCCGCCGCAATCTACGAGTCCGGGGCCTAAACCGTGGGACTGTTCCGCACCGAAGCCGCGCAGGGGGAGGAAACTCCCCCGGCCGACGTGCCCACCGCCGCCCTGGCCGGCGGGAACATTCCCCTACCGTCCTACCGTTACGGCGCGATGAGCCGCGCCCAGGCGTTGCGGGTGCCGGCGTTCCGCCGCGCCGTGACGTTGATCGCCGGCGCCGTGTCCCAACTCAGGTTCGCGACGTTCCATTCCAATGGCGCCCGTGAGGAATACACGGCCCCATTCCTGCGGCAACCCGACCCGGGCCGCACCCTCGAGGCCGTCCTCTACGACATCGTCGCCGACCTATGCCTCTACGGGAACGCGTACCTGTGGAACTACGACGGGAACTCCCCCGACGGGTGGCGTTACGCCGGCACCGGGAAACGCAAACACCGGGTCAGCCATTACGTACCGGTGGAGGAAGTTTCGGTGCTGCGGACCAATCCGGGTGACCTGCGGCCCCCCTACTACCTCACCTACCTCGGGAAGTATTACCAAGTCCCGGCTTCCCACGTGATCGCGTTCGAGGCGCCGATGGGTGGGTGGATCACCGACGGCGCCGACGTCCTCGCCACATCGGTGATGCTCGACGAGGCCGTCCGGTTGTACGCCTCCCAGCCGGTCCCCCAGCAGGTCATCAAAAACACCGGCGCCCGCCGCACCCCCGAACAAGTCGACGCGATGATCGCGTCCCTGGAGGCCGCCAGGAAGCAGCACAGCACCGCCTATGTGGGCCGGGACCTGGACCTGTCCACGTTCGGGTGGAACGCCGACGAAATCGCCCTCACCGAGGCCCGCCAACAGAACGTCCTCGACATCGCCCGCCTGACCGGCATTCCCCCGCATTACCTCGGCGCCTCCGTCGAGGGCTCCAGCCTCACCTACTCCAACCTCTCCCAAGTCCAACTCGACCTGCAGAACGCCGCCGCCCCGTACGCGCACGCGATCGAGTCGCGGTTCTCGTTCGATGACGTCACCGGGGAAGGCACCTGGGTCGAACTCGACTGGGGCCCGAGCCTGCGGACCGATCCGATGATGCGGGCGAACCTGTACGAGAAGTTGATCCCCCTCGGCGTGATGACCGTCGAGGAGGCCCGCGCGTTCGAGTCGTTCGCCGGTTACCTGCCGATCCCCGGCACCCCATCGTCCGAGCAAGTCGCCCCCACAACCCCGCCCGGGACCCCGGGCATGCCATATCAGTACGCCTAGGAGACCCGTATGCATCTGGAGTTCACCGCCGCCGTCACCGCGGCCGACGTGTCCCGCCGGTCGATCAGCGGCCGCGTGGTCACGTGGGGCGAACCCGGCAACACCTCGGCCGGCCGGGCCGTGTTCGAGCCGCACAGCCTCACCGCGGCCGAGAACGTGGTCCTACGCCTCGAGCATGACCGCACCAAGCCCCTCGGCAAGGCCGTCCACCTCGCCGCATCCGAGCACGGCATCGACGGCGTGTTCCGGGTAGCCGACACCACCTCCGGCTCCGACGCGTTGATCGAAGCCGCGGAGGAGTTGCGTGCGGGCCTGTCGGTCGGCGCGAACGTGTCCGAGTCCTACCTCGACGACGACGGCGTCATCCACGTGACCGCCGCCGAGTTCGACGAAGTCAGCCTCGTGACGCACCCCGCGATCCATTCCGCGCGCGTGACCCAGGTCGCCGCGTCGGAGGAACCCCAAGACCCCGGCAACGAACCGGAAACCGAAGAAAGAGAGGAACCAATGTCCGATCAGGAGACGGTCGTGGCCGAGGAAACCCCCGACCACGACAGCATGCAAGCCAGCGAGTTGGCGACCATCGCCCCCGCACCGACCTCGAGCGTCGACTTCGCCGACGCCGCCGACTACCTGTCCACGGCCGTCCGCGGCCTAGCGTTGGGCGATAAGGCCGCCGCCTCCCGGGTGATGGCCGCCGCGCAAACCACCGGCGACAACCCCGGTGTCGTGCCGGAGTTGATCGTCGGCCCGATCATCGACTACATCCAACGCGACCGGCCGGTCTGCAACGCCTCCCGCTGGGTGGGCATGCCGAACGCCGGCACCACGTTCGTTCGCCCGTTCGTGTCGCAGCACACCACCGCCGGCCCGCAGGCTGGGGAGAACACCGCCCTACCGTCGCAGAAACTGCAGGTGGACCGGCTCACCGTGTCGAAGGTGACGTTGGGTGGCGCGATCACCCTCACGTTCCAGGATCGCGACTGGACCGACCCGGCCATCATGTCCGTCTTGCTCATGGATATGGCCGCGGCCTACGGCATCCAATGCGAGACCCACATCTGCAACACCCTCACCTCCAACACGTTCGGGACCACCGTCCCGCTGGCGGCGGCGGGTAGCGCGAAGGCCGAGGACTACATCCAGGCGATCGCGAAGGCGTCCCGCATGGTGTACGACAACATCCTGCGACTGCCGACCCACCTGTACCTGTCCACCGACGCGTGGGAGCAGTTCGTGAGCCTCACCGACTCGACCGGCCGGCCATTGTTCCCCCGCGTGGGCGCAATGAACGCCCCCGGCGTCTCGGATGCGGTCACGTCGTTCATCCTCGACGTCATGGGCCTGCGCGCCGTCGTCAGCCCGCAACTCCCCGCGGGCACGATCATCGTCGGCCACGGCGAGTCCCTCGAGTCCTACGAGACTCTCGGCGGCCAGGTGTCCATCGTCAACCCGAGCGTCCTGAGCGTCGATATGGCGTTCTACGGCTACTGGGGCGACCTCGTGGTCACCAAGGACGCGTTCGTCAAGATCGACCAAGCCTCCTCCGCAGGGCGCAAGTAGGGCGGCGCCTCGATGACCCCGTTCGTGACACCCGAGGAACTCGGGAAAGTGCTCCACGTCGACGCCACGGCTGAACTCGTGGTGTTGGCGTCGGACGCCGCGAACGGGGTCATCGCCGCCTACCTCGACCCCGCCATCGACCACACGAACCACCCGTGGGACAAATCCGCCGCCCTCACCCTGGCGACGGACATCTACCAGAACTACACCGCCTCCGGCGGCGAGATCGTCGGACCCGACTACACCGTGTACCCGTTCCGCATGGGCCCCGCGTTACTGAACCGCGTGATGGGCCTGATAGCCCAATGCACCCCCCTGGAGGCCCAGTAATGAACTCGTTCCTCAAATGGCTCGCCAAGACCCCCGTCGGTAACGCCGCCGGCATCTTCGTCGCCGTGTTCATCACGTCCCAGGCCGCGACCTGGACCCACACCGGCGTCATCACGTTCGCGTGGACCGACGTCGAGTCGTGGATCATCCCCGCGTTCGCCGCATCCGTCATCCCCATCGCCCGATGGCTCAACCCCGAGGACCAGGGCTACGGCAACGGCTCCCGCAACAAGGACACGGGGGCCTAACCGATGGCTATTGCAACGGACCTCCGGTTACAACTCGCCGCCACGTTGACGGCGAACGGTGTGCCGGCGTTCGCGTCGATGCCGCATTCGGTGGCGCCGCCGGTGGTCGCGTTCACCGCCGGGGAACCGTACCTGCGCATCAACCGCGTCGGAACGACGTTGCAGTACGAAATAAACCTGGAGGCGAACCTCATCGTGCCCGTCCTCGACTCCGAGGGGTCCCTCAAAGCCCTAGAGGCCCTCATCGACTCCACCCTGCGGGCTCTCCCGCCGGGTGTGTACGCGTCCGAAGTTTCCGCCCCGAGGGTGGATCGACTCGGCGAGGCCCAAGGGTCCGTACTCATCGCGGACCTGTCCATCACAGCAGAAGGAAAGGAAACCGCCTAATGGCTACCACCCTCATTTCGGGGAAGGACTGCAAACTCAAGATCGGCAGTACCGAGTTCTCCGACATCATCAACTCGTTCGAGGTCACGTTTGACACGACCTCCGCCGAGTACCAGACCCTCACCGAGACGTACACCGTCGGCGGGGCTGAGACCGGCACCCTGGCGATCACGTTCGCCAACGACATCGACGATCCCTCGGGCCTGTTCCAGACTCTGTGGGCGGCGGTGGGCACGTCGATCCAGTACGAGGCCACCGCCGGCACGCAGGCCCTCTCCGGGGCAGCGATCGCCGTGCGGCCGGGTCTGTCCGCCTCGGCGGGTGAGGTGTCGTCGATCCAGGTGACCCTGCCGTTGAACGGCATGCCGACCCTGGGAACGCCCACCACTAAGACATCGACCACGGCTCCGGTCGGTAAGTGATGCGTTTCCGAGTCACACCGGAGGACGGCCCCGACCGGGTCGTCGAGGACGTCCCCAAGGACGTCGCCGACTGGGAACTCGAAACCGGCCGCAACGCCCTCCAGCATGGCGTTCGGGATTGGTCGGTGCGGGAGTTCTGGGTGATGGCTTACGTGGCCGACACCCGGGCCGACCCGCACCGGCCAGGTTTCGAGGCGTGGAAACGCAACGTCAAAGACGTCACCCTCGACGTGGAGGAGCAGGACACGGACCCTACGACCCCGGCTCCATCAGCCGGGTCCTAATCCGTGTCGCCCTCGCCGCACGCCTCCCCCTGTCGGAGGTCCGGTCGTGGGACTGGCGCACCCTGCACACCGTCATCGACGAACTAGGAGGAAACAGTGAGTGACTCGCCGATCCAGGCGAAGTACGACCGCCGCCAGTTCGCGATGCTCGTGTCCGACCTGAAACGGTTGAACAAGAACGCCAACCGGCAACTGCGGGCGGAGTCGAAACAGATCGCCACGCAGATCATGAAACCGGAGTTCGACCGGCAGGCCGAACGTGTCCCCCATTGGGGCCAAGCCCTCCCGCGGTCGGTGTTCGTGGTGTCGGACCGCATCCCCTCGGTCAAGATCGGCGGACGCCGCCCTCTCGTGTCCGGTGGGGCGACGGGCATCGACTTGCGTAACCCGACCTACTCCGGGCAGGGCCGCGAATCCCCGGCGCCGTTCACCGCGACCGGATGGATGCGCAAAGCCTCCGGCGTCTACAAGGACGAAGCCTTCGACGCGTGGTCGAAGGTCGTCGAGAAAATCTGCCGCAAGTTCAACGCGGGAGGGTTCAACTAATGCCCCAAGGCCGCAACCTCGCCATCAACCTCGTTGTCAGGAGCAAGAACGCGGCGAGGCAACTGAACCAGTTCGAGACCCGAACCCAACGCCTCGGCCGCGCGTTGAAAGTCGGGTTGGCCGCGGGCGCGGTCGCCGGCGGTGTGGCCGTCGCCCGGTTCGCAGGCCAGTCGGTTTCCGCGGCATCCGACCTCGAGGAATCGTTCTCCAAAGTCCAGGCAGTATTCGGCGACGCCACCGGCCAGGTCACGAAGTTCGCGGACACGTCCGTCACCGACCTCGGCCTGTCCAAGCAAGCCGCCCTCGAGGCCGTGGGCACGTTCGGGAACCTGGCGACGTCGTTCGGGATCGGCCAGGGCAAGGCCGCCGAGATGTCGACCACGTTGACGAGACTGGCCGCGGACCTGGCGTCGTTCAACAACACCTCTGTCGAGGACGCAATCAACGCCCTCCGGTCGGGCCTGTCCGGCGAGACCGAGCCCCTCAAGAGGTACGGCATCGTTCTCCAGGACACGCGCCTCCGCGCCGAAGCCCTCGCCCTAGGTCTCCAGGTGACGAAGGGCGCCCTAGACCCGTTGACGAAGTCTCAGGCCGCGTATTCCCTCATCATGAAGGATTCCGCGAACGCGCAGGGCGACTTCGCCCGCACCTCTGACGGGCTCGCTAACACGCAGAAAATCCTCGCGGCCGCCGTCGATGACGCGAAAGCCGAGATCGGTGTCGGCCTCGTGTCGGCCGTCAAGACGGCCGTCCAGTCGGTCGGCGGTGGCGACGGCCTCGCGCAAACTATCAAGGACGCCGCCTACGAAACGGGAAACTTCACCCGCGCCCTCGGTGGTCTCGCCGATCAACTCGCGACGTTCAACAAGGGACTGGGGGACGCCACCGACGGGGGCGTGTCCTTGGCGACGTTGTTCCGCGGCCAGTTGGCGATCGGGACGGCCGGCCTCAGCGAGGGCGTGTTCCGACTCGTGGAGAACATGACCGAGTACGGCAACAAGTTGCGCCTCGTGGAGAACTCGAACCGGGGCCTCATACCTGTGGCGGATCACCTGGCCCACAGCCTCGAGGAGCAACGCAAAGCCGCCGACCGGGTCGCGAAAGCCATGCAAGGCGCCGCCGCCGCCACATTCGACTACCGCAAGCAACGCACCCTCGCCGCGAACCTGGACTACCAGGACGCCGCCGCCCGAGCCCGCAACCGGGACAGTTGGGAGGCCCTGGAATTCACCGTCGTCGACTACACGCGATCCACGGGCGGGGCTACCCGGGCGACGAACCAGAACAGCGAAGCCATGGAGAAGTTCCGCGGCAAACTGGACGCCGTCAACTCGGAACTGGCGGCCGCGCAGGGCGCCGTCGACGCCGCCCTCGCCGAGTTCAACTCGTTCGCCTCGAACGTGAACTCGGCCCTTGGCTCAGGCATCAACCTCGCCTCCGCGTTCAACTCCGAACAAGCCAAAGCCGAGATCGCGGAGTCGGGGAAGGTGTCCGCCGAAACGTGGATCGCCGCGTTCCAACAGCAACTAGGAGACGCGCAAGCCGCCGGCGAAGCCCTCAGCCGCCTCGAAGGGGAACTACGGAACCAGTCAGGGGAACTGATCCCCGGCGCCGAAGCCCTGTTCCAGCAGGTCCTCACCGCCCCCACCTACCTCATCCCCCAGGTCGTCGACGACCTCATCAACCAAGGCCTCATACCGAACCTCGCCGGGTCGCTGAATCACATATTCGAGGGCCCCGTCGGTGAGGCGTGGGCGGAAACGTTCCGCGGGGAAGGCCTCGAGGCGTCCACGAAACTCCTCGAGGGCATCGAGACGCAGGCGAACGAGTTGAAACCGAGTTTCAAGGAAGTCGGCAAAGGCATCGGCGCGGAGATACGCGCAGGCATCCAAGCCGAGATCGACGCCGTGCTCGCGGAGTTGGCGGCGTTGGAGACCCGCGTGTCGGGTGCTCGAGGGAAACGCGTCGGCGCGGCTCCTCAAGCCGGTCGGGACTTGCGGGCCCGCAACGCCCCCCACGCCGGCATGGACCGGGTCGCCGAAGCCCGCGCCCTCGCCCAAGTGATGCGGGACGCTGAGGCGGCTCTAGGGGCCCGCCCGTGAGCAACATCCAACTCCACCCCGTCGTGCGGATCGACGGCGACGACGTGGCGGGTTTGACGTTGGAGGGCGCCCGCATCGAGTTCGGCCGCCGCACACCCC